TCGTAATTAGCATTCTGGCGGCTATTCCGTCAGGGTACGAAGTCGGAGACGTATCGAATCCGATTCCGTTAAACATAGGCGCGTCAGAGATTCTCGCTTGCGAGATTCAGCTTTCGACTTATTACACTCAAACAAACTAGGAGACCAACATGGCCACGACCGTAATTACAGGGCGCGATCTTTCGGTTACGATCGCGACCAAAAACTATAACGAGCAAGCTACAAGCGCAACGCTAAGCGGCGACGTAACTATCGAAACTTACGACACGCTTTACTCTAAGGCTTATCGTTCAATCGATAAGCAGTGGACGTTCGACGTCGAAATGCTTGCAGACTGGGGCGCAACAGATTCACTCTGCGAAGCTCTATGGAATGCTGCAGAAGCAGCTCCAAACACTACTTTAGCAATTTCGCTAACAGCTGTTACAGGAGCGGTCTTCGCGTTCAACGTGCTACCAATTTTCCCAAGTGTCGGCGGTTCAAGCCCAGACGCTCAAACTGTATCGCTATCCTTTACAGTAGTGGGAACACCTACAGAGACATTCAGCTAAAAAAAAGAATCGGGAGCAAAAATGAAACTAAACATCGAAGTCGAATACTTCTCGGGAGAGGTCGCTACTTACGTGGCGGCTTCTCCAGAGTGGTCGAAGTGGGAGAGCAAAACTTCTAAGACTATCCAGCAAGCCGAATCGATCGGAGTTAACGATCTTCTTTATCTTGGTTACCAAGCCATGAAGCGAGAAGCTGCGGGAACTCCAGTAAAGCCTTACGAGGTCTGGATCGAAACGGTCGCAGAAGTCTCAGCAAGTAGCGCAAACCCAAAAGCTATCCCGTCGGAAGCTTAAATCGATTAATAGTCGAACTGGCCATCGCGACGAATATTCCGATGAGCGAGTGGCAGACGGCGGAGCAGATCTTAACGGCGTTAGAGATACTGGAGAAACGGAATGGCAAGTAAGAAGGGCGTCTACTCGATAGAAGTCGAGCCAGCCGCGCTTAAAAACTTGATTCAGACTCTTAATCTTCTCGATAAAGAAACACAGAACGAGATCCGCGACGCAGCTCTTCCATTATCTAAGCGTCTGGCGGGTCAGCTCATGATGAGCGCGCATGGTGCGCCAGCTCCACAGACTAAGCTCGTAGCTCAGACAATTACAGCTAAGAGAGATCGTCTTATTCGCGTTGACATAGGCGGGCCTAAAAAGGTCGGTCGCAAGTACGGCGGAGAAGCTTCTAAGAGCGGTAAAGGTAATAAAGTCCGACAGGGTGCAGCCCCAGCGGGCGCGCTTCTATGGGGAACAGAATACGGCGGCGGACGTGGTACGGACTCAATCGGTCGCGCTTATACCGATCGCTTTAAGGCTCCGCGCAATAAGCGCGGCTACTGGATCGCTCCAGCTGTTGACTATTACACGCCTATAGTCGCGAAAGAATACATCGATCTTATTCAGGGCGTCATTAAGAAAGTGGGTCTCGACTAATGGCTGGCATTCCAAAAGTAAAGATAACTTTCGACGCGGACTTCGACGAGTTAAAAAAAGGCGTTAAAGGCGCACAGAATGAAGTCGAAGGCTTCTCTAGCAAGATCGGCAAGTTCGGCAAGGTAGCGGCTGCAGCTTTCGCAGCTGCAACAGTGGCCGCGGCTGCTTATGCGGGGAAGCTTCTCGTCGATGGAGTTAAGTCAGCCATCGCAGACGAAGCAGCCCAAAAGAAACTCCAGTTAACTTTACAGAACGTAACAAAAGCTACAGACGCCCAGATCCTAGCGACCGAAAGTTACATAACTAAAACGTCTTTAGCTACGGGAATAACAGACGACGAACTTCGTCCGTCCTTAGAACGCTTCGCTAGAGCTACTGGCGACGTAGAGAAGGCTCAGAGACTCCAAGCCTTAGCTCTGGACGTTAGTGCGGGCAGCGGTAAATCTTTAGAAGCTGTAACTAATGCCATGGCTCGCGCAGCCGAAGGCAACACGACGGCTCTGGGAAAACTTGGAGTCGGCCTTACTTCTACAGAACTACAGACTCTTTCGCTAGATCAGATCACAGCGCAGCTCGGAGATACTTTCGCTGGACAAGCTTCGGCAAAAGCCGAGACATTCCAAGGAAAGTTAGATCGTCTTAAAATTGCATTCGATGAAGGTAAAGAGACGGTCGGTTCTTTCGTCTTAGACGCTATTACTCCGATGGTAAGCGTCTTCGTTAATGAAGTTATTCCCGCTATTAGTTCGATGGCTTCTTCAATCGGTAAAGATTTAGAAGGTCCTTTTAATTCGGTTAAGGGAGTTCTTACGGACTTCGTCATTCCAGCGTTTAAGGCTCTTTACGACTTTATGAAGGACTTCGTAGCTCCGTTTTTCGGTGCAGTATTTGGTAAAGCTTTAGAAGGATTATTTAATGCTTTTTCTAAAGTTAAAAACGCGATAGGCGATAACTCCGCAGAGCTAGAGCCACTCTTCACTCTCTTTAAGTCAGTGGCTACATTCGTGTCGAAAACAATAGGGCCAGCAATCGGAACGGTTCTTAAAGTCGCATTCGAGGTTCTAGGAGAAGCGATCGCTGCGGTTATTAAGGGCGTCTCTAAAGTGGTCGACTTCTTGGGAGACATGATTGACAAGGTAAAGGCCTTTATTAAATTAGTTAAAGATAATCCACTCGTTAAGGGAATCTCTAACGTAATCGATAACGTCTTCGGCGGCGGCCGAGCCACTGGCGGTCCTGTTAGTTCTGGAACTTCTTATCTGGTGGGCGAGCAAGGTCCAGAGCTGTTTACTCCTAAGCGGAACGGCTCAATTATTCCGAACGGATCTCTAGGCGGCGGGCGTGGCTCTGTCATTAATTTAACGGTTAACGGAGCGATCGATCCAGAAGGTACAGCCCGAGCAATTATCAACGTTCTTAATAATTCGAGCTATCGCGGGACTCTTGGATCGGGAGCGTTCGCAGGGTGACGCTCTGGAATCCAGAATGGCGCGTTCTAATCGATGGCGTCGATTACCAAGATGTCACTCTTGCCAGTGCCACAATTACAAGCGGTCGAACTTCTGTCTATGAGCAGCCAGTGGCGGGCTATTGCTACATCGAGTTAATTAACTTCGAAAATAATTCTTATCCTTTTACAGTAGGTAACGAGATCCTTATCTCGATTAAAGATTCGACGGGAACTTTCGTTAATCTCTACGGCGGTTTTATTAGCGACATTGAAATAAGCGTGATCTCTTCTGGTTCGACTACTTATGTCACTAGCGCAAGGATTACAGCACTGGGCGCACTGTCTAAGTTAGCTCGGGCTAATTGGGAATTAGCTCTGGCTAAGGATTACGACGGCGATCAGATTTACACAATTCTTTCGGACTTACTTCTTAATAACTGGAACGAAGTAGCTCCCGCTCTGCAGTGGTATAACTACGATCCGACTACGACATGGGCTAACGCGGAGAACGTAGGACTAGGCGAGATCGATCAGCCTGGACAATACGAAATGGTAAACAGATCAGCCGATCCGATTTCTAGTTATACCCTTGCAGCTCTCATCGCAGAATCAGGACTCGGTTATCTTTTCGAGGACGGCTCAGGACGTATCGGGTACGCCGACGCATTACATCGCCAGACTTATCTCGCAGCTAATGGCTACACCGAAATCTCAGCGACTCAGGGAATCGGAGTGGGCTTAAAGTCAGTTACTCGAAGCGGAGACGTTCGTAACTTTATTACTGTTAGTTACAAAAATGCGGCAACGCTAACGAACAGCGATCTAGCTTCTATCTCCGAGTTCGGTAAGTTCGCCGAAATCTGGGACACAAACCTAGAGAACACTGGCGACGCGACTCTAGCTCTAGCTCGTCGTCTACAGCTTAAAGCCTATCCGCGCGCATTCTTCGATTCGATCGAGTTTCCGATCGCTTCTCCCGAAATTGACGACACAGATCGCGACGCACTTTTGGGCGTTTTTATGGGACTTCCGCTTCGCGTAACAGATCTTCCGCCGAATATCGTGGACAGTGTTTTTGAGGGTTACGTGGAAGGCTGGACTTTTAGAGCCAGTTATAACTCGCTATTCATTACGATAAACGCTTCGCCGCTGGAGTTTTCCCAAGTGACACTCCGATGGAATCAAGTGTCAGCGGGCGAGTCATGGAATACAATCAGCCCAACTCTTACATGGGAAAACGCGATCGGATCGGTGGCATAACATGGCAACTACTACGACTAACTTCGGCTGGGACATTCCGCAGTCGACCGACTTGGTCAAGGACGGCGCGACGGCGATCGCAGCTCTTGGTCAGGACATCGACACAGCATTCGTCGATCTTAAAGGCGGAACGACTGGGCAAGTATTATCGAAAGCTTCTAACACAGATCTAGATTACTCATGGGTAACAACTGACGACGCAAATGCAATTCAGAATTCAATCGTGGACGCAAAAGGTGACATTGTTGCAGCGAGTGCAAATGACACACCTGCACGCCTAGCAGTTGGCTCTAACGGCGAAACTCTCGTAGCAGATAGTTCCACTTCAACAGGCTTGCGCTATCAAGGTTCACAAGTAGCAGGCAGAAATTGCATTATCAATGGCGGTATGGATATATGGCAAAGAGGAATAACCTTTAGTGGCTCTCAATATGGCGCAGATAGATGGTTTTCATCTAGTGGGTCTAATGCTTACACAATCACACGCGAAACTGGAATTAGTAGTTTTCAATACGCCTTGAAACTTACTCAAACTGGAAGCAACTCATTTACTCAAATTGGAACTCAAATAGAATTTGCCAACTGTTATTTATTGCAAAACCAAGCCGTCACTATTTCATTTTATGCACAAGCAAATAACACTAATGCTGGTTCAACAACGCTTACTGTCAGAACAAGAACTATTGCAGGCGTAGATGGTGCTTGTTTATTTGCTGGAACTGCCTCATCAGAAAATAAAACAATTACCACATCACCAGTTAGATATTCTGTTACAAAAACATTACCTGCAACTTTTGGTTCATTGTCTTTAGAATTTTCAACTGGTGCAGGCGTAACAGGTGATGGTTTTACAATTACAGGAATACAGATGGAATTGGGTTCAGTCGCTTCTGCTTTTAGCCGCACAGGTGGCACAATTCAAGGCGAACTGGCTGCTTGCCAGCGTTACTATTACAGGAGCACTGCTACTGCACTAAACACACATTTTTGTGCTGGTTTTGGTCTTTCTTCCACAAGCATAAGATTGTTGTTGCAAAATCCAGTACAAATGAGAGCAGCGGCAACTTCTATTGATTATTCTAATCTGCAAGTGGGAGACGGCAATACAACAGTAAGTGTGACTAATTTAGTTATTGGATTTACTGGATTTTTAGTACAAACACTCACCGCAACAGTAGCAAGCGGTGGAACACAATTTAGACCTTTTAATTTATTTGATTCAACTGGTACTGGCTATGTCGGAATAAGCGCAGAGTTATAGGAGATGACAATGGACAATGTAAGTTTTGTAATTGTTGATGAAATCGAATACGCAATTATTGATAGAGGCAATGATGAATATACTTCAATGCTGAAATCTACTTATGACGCAATTCAAGCCGAACAAGCAGCAAGGGCAAGTGAGTGAATTATCCGCAAGGTACTTCTGCGCGGATCATCGAAGTAGCACTAGCTGAAGTCGGCACAGTTGAGACTGGCGATAATCTGACCAAGTACGGCAAGTTTACAAAGGCCGACGGTTTGCCCTGGTGTGGCAGTTTTGTCAATTGGTGTGCAGCGCAAGCTGGTGTGAAGATTCCATCGATGGTCTCAACTGCTCTAGGAGCGCACAAACTTAAAGAAGTAAGTCGCTTCGTAACTACAGAGCCCAAGATCGGCGATCTAGCTTTTATGGATTTTCCGCATGATGGTGTCGACCGTATTAGCCACATCGGAATAGTCGTCGGAGTAAAGACCAAGAGTGTAATTACCATCGAGGGAAACACTTCTGGATCTGGCGATCAACGTAACGGCGGAATGGTCATGATTAAAGAGCGGGCATTCGGGAGCGGTAAAGAAGTCGTAGGGTTCGGACGTCCTAAGTTCGTGGCTTACGCTGGCGATTACCCAATCGTCGAACTACCTACTCAATCGGCAGCAAAGCCGAAGAATACGGAGAAGAAGAGTGGAAAACTTAAAAGCTCTCTTAGCAAGCTGGGCGCGTAGCTTCTTAGCGGCCTCTATTGCTGTTTATATGGCTGGAGTCTCAGACCCGAAGGCGATCGGTATGGCGGGCCTTGCCGCCGTTCTGCCTGTAATCCTACGCTGGCTAAATCCTAAAGATTCAGCTTTCGGGTTATCGGGGAAGTGACTCGGAAACTACTGGCGGGAAGTCTGGCCTTAATCCTTTCGGTCGGGCTTTCCGCTTGTGGTTATCAGGGTTGGGTTCGCTATGAATGCCAAGAATACGAGAACTGGTCGAAGCCAGAGTGCCAAGAGCCACAATGTATCCCTACTGGAACATGTACTAACGACGTCCTTGGAGAAGAAGCTCCACAGCCCAGCCCGTCGCCGTAGTCCAGAAGAAGTCCACGCAACTTTAATTCTCATAATCGGATCGACCTTAGCGGCGGTTTTTTTAATTGTAACGCTAGGAATTACTTACGCGCTTATTTTCGTTACTCAGCCGATCGGAAATCAAGCTCCTAACGACGCAGCATTCATCGACTTATTAAAAACTCTCGCGATCTTTTTAACTGGATCACTGGGCGGAGTTCTAGCTGGTAATGGATTAAAGTCTAAGCCGAAAACACCAATCGACACGCCGACATCTACGCGGGAATCTTGACCTAATCGCGTTCTTGCTTCACTCTTTACATAGGGAGCGCGAACGTCGCTCCCAGTATCGGGAGCAAGTAATGAACGAATTAGGAATCGTCGTAGCTATGTCTATAGCTGCGATCTTATGGGCTGCGATGAGCTACTCAGTCGGTTATAAAGAAGGCCAGCGCGAAGGCTTTAAGCGCGGTCGAGCTGTATCACGTCACGCAGCCAAGGACGTGCGCTAATGAGCTTCTTGGACAATTACGAAGACGTAGCAGCCAGAATCGCCCGCTTATGGGCTACACACCCTACAGCCAGAGTTCAGACAAACATCGTGGACTTCAACGCCGAAAAGGGTTACGTACTTATTCAAGCTATGATCTTTCGCGAATACGAAGATATAAATCCATCGGCTACCGATTACGCATTTGGTAACGTGGCTACGTATAACGTCAACATGAAGAAGTTCTTCGTCGAGGACACTGTTACGTCTGCTATCGGTCGGGCGATAGGACTTTTACTGGGAGCAGATAAGCGTCCTACTCGTCAGGACATGGAAAAGGTCGAAACAGTCAGCACAAAGGTAGCAAACTCAACAGCCGACGATTATGATCCTTGGACAGTTAAGTTCGGGGAAGTGCCAAGCTATAAGACAGCCGAAGAAGCAGAGCAGAGCGGAATCCCGAGTCTGGGATCTTCTATGAATGAAATCGCTAATAAACTAGGCGGCGAGTTACTTCCAGAAGCTCCACAGTGCAGCCATGGCCATCGGATCTTTAAGACTGGTGAAGCGAAAACTGGCAAGGCTTGGGGCGGCTGGTTCTGCGTCGAGAAGACAAAGGCGACGCAGTGCGTTCCGCTCTGGTATGTCTTAACTTCTAGCGGAAAATGGAGTCCGCAAGTATGAGCGACTACATGGAGATTCTTTATCCGCAATCCATGACGGCTAAACTTCTACAGAATGGCGAAGTAATTGCCGAGTACAAGATCGAACAGTGCGATAAGTGCGCGAAGTTAACGAAGCTCGACGCTTTCGGTTATACAAAGGGCCAAGGCGGAGAAAAGTTAATCTGGCTCTGCGGTGGCTGTAGATGAAGGTAAAGCCGACGATCGAGGATAAGGTTCTAGCTCACACTGTAGCTCTGGAACGAATAGCCCAGATTCAAGGTAACGCAGACGATACGAGTCGCTACGATAAACGTCTTAACTTTCACGAATACGTCGCCCAAGTAGCCGAGTCAATCGTGGCCGAGATCTTAGTCGCTCGGTTCTTAGGCTTCGTAGAGTTCGATCCTAGATCTTCTCGCTTTAAGGATTCTGCAGACGTAGGAAGCTTCGTCGAAGTCAAGTGGACACGCTACGAGACTGGTCAGATGATTATTTACGAGAATGATCGTAACTCAGACGTGGCCATTCTTGTCGTCGGAACTAGCCCTAATTACAGGTTAGCGGGCTGGATACCCGTATCTATGGCTAAGCGTCCTAAGTACCGTAATTCTAAGCAGCCGACTTGGTGGGTTACGCAACAGAATCTCCAGCCGATCGAGAACTTGAAAGGATCTAACTATGGAACAGCTACGCTTTAAGTGTCGAGTGTGCAAGAAAGAAACAGAGCAGCTTGTTCGTGTAATTACGGATAATCTGCCGCCTAACGTTAAGACTATCCAGTGCTGCGTCTGTTCTACTATGACGGTAGCCATGATCGGAGCAAGTGATGGCGACCTATGATTATCGCTGCGAAGTGTGTAGTAAAGAGCTAGAAGTGCAGCGTCCCATCGAGGACATACTGGCCCGAGATCCTTACTGTCCGAATTGCACTGTCCCTATGAAACGTGTTTACTCATTAGGTGGAGTCGTGTTTAAGGGTAATGGCTGGGGCGGTAAGCCATGACTTACATAACTGGCGAATGCGTCTGCGGAATAAAAATAACGTGCGAATCAGAACGTCAATTACTTAAAGCCATGGAACGTCATTGGCTCGGAGAGCTGCACAAAAAGACAAGAGACGGAGACTTTAATAGATGAAGTTATCCACAGACGTTATCCACAGGCTGTTGAACACGCCCAAGACTACGCTCATTACACTGTTAAACTTGACAGCCGCGCTACGCTGTTATCGCTTGAAGCGAGCCGCCATCGCGGTTAGCTCGCAAGGGCGAAAGCAGCTAATGGGTGCGGTCTATGTCCTAGCGGCCATCACTTCAATAACAAGCATTCCAGAAGCAACAGCTAAAAACTATTCTATAGATCATCTAAAGCTCTACTCTCATAGTCGAATTATTAACTATCAAGAGTTTCAGTGCTTTAACAGAATCATCACTAAGGAATCTCGCTGGAACTATTTAGCGAAGAACGGTAGTCATTTCGGACTAGGCCAGATGAGATCTAAGCATTACAGAGATTTAGATCCTTATCGCCAGATAGACGCTTCTCTTAAATACATTACGATTCGTTATGAGACAAGCTGTAAGGCGTGGGCTTTTCATGAGAAGAAGGGTTACTACTAAGTGACACTACATAGTCAACGCAAGAGCAACTCTACGCAGTGGAAGAAGCTTCGCTTACGAATACTCCAGAGGGACGGGTACGAATGCCACTGGTGCGGAGCAGAGGCGAACACGTGCGACCACGTTATCCCAGTAGCAAGAGGCGGATCAGATGATCCAGATAATCTCGTAGCAGCTTGTAAAAGGTGTAACTTTTCACGTCAAGATCGACTCCCAGAAGAGATGGATATAATCCGAATTAAGAAGGCGGGTCTTTTTTTAGATACGGGTTCCAC